GAAAAAAAACGGAAAGGGCTTGGATTATAAGTCTGCCCCAAACAATCAATCATTAAAGTGTAAAACGTTAAAATCAATGAATTTATGAAACAGGAAGAGTTTATGGAAAGCATCTACGGATGCCTGGAGAGAATCGAAAACAAGATAAACGGGCTGTCCATGCCTCAATCGGCGGGCGGTGATGCCGAAGCGGACAAAGAGGTCATACAGGAACTGAATGCCTTAAAGACAGGCTTCAAACGTGTGCTGGAGGCTCTTGTCATGATCAAGGGCGATACAGCCAATCTACAGAAAAGAAACTCCATGCCGGACAAGTTCATGGAAACCCTGTCTGTATTGAAAAGCGAACAGCAGGCGTACCACAAGAATCAGAACGAGTTCCTGGAACGGTTCGCCCAAACAGAGAAAGACACCATCCTGCATATATCGGAGAAGATGGAATCGCTTTCCACTTCCGTCAGAAACAGGATGGAAGAACCCGATGTTGTCTGTCACAGACACAGCATCAGCATAGATACACCTTATATATTCTGGACCCTGATCATACTGGTAACGTACTCGATAGTTGTATCTGTGGCTTTCTGTCTCGGGAAGCAGCTTGACTACGACTGCTCAGACAATGACTTGAAATACCGCTATATCAAGATGAAAGGCGAAGCTTCGCCCGGGCAGATCGGGGAACTTGAAAATCTCTTTGAACTGAACCGTGACGAGGCCGGAATTGAACAGATGCGCGAGGACGTGGAGGCATACGAGGATGCTGTCCGGAGACAAGCCACGCTTGCCGAACAGGCAAGGCTAAAAGAGCAAGCTGCAAAGGAACAGGAGAGCAAAGCCAAGTTCATAAAGATGAAGCAAGGGCAGCCAAAGGGTAACCTTAAATCGAGGAATTAAAGAGGTGGCACATATTAGAATTACAGTAAAAAGAGAGTTTCAATTGCTGTATATCCCGTAGCCGTTATTTAAAGAGCTTTCCCTTAGGCAATTGAGTGAAGGCTCTTATTGTATCATTTCAAATTATTTATCACGCTTATGGCAACAATTAAAGTAAAACTACGCCCCTCATCAGTCGTGGAGCGTGCAGGAACTATATATTATCAAGTGACTCATCGTAGAGCAACACAACAGATAACAACTAATATCCGATTGCAGCCTGACGAATGGGATACAATAGGTGAACAGGTTGTTGTAAGTGTTGCTGACAAGAACATTATTCAGAATCGTATAGATAGTGATATTGCGCTATTGAAACGAATTGTCAAAGATTTGAATAATAGCGGAGTAACTTATTCTGTTGGCGATATTGTAAAACGCTTTAAGTCTCCGGAATGTCATGTACTAGTCTTAGACTTTATGCAGAATCAAATACGATTGATGCGTAATGCAAACCGCTTGGGGACGGCTCTGAACTATGAGAAAACGATGAAGAACTTCGTCAAGTTTCTTGGCGGAGTCAATCTGCCATTTTCGGCAATGACGGAACAAGTTATTGCAGACTATAATGCCTTTCTCGTACAACGAGGAATGGTACGGAACTCTATTTCATTTTATATGCGTATAATGCGTGCTGTTTACAATAAAGCAGTTAGACAAAAACTCGTTGAACAATCACACCCATTTACAGAGGTTTATACGGGCATTGATCGTACTCGCAAGCGTGCTGTATCGGAATCAGTAATATCACAGTTGTATAAACTCAATTTGGCAGAAGGAACGCCACTCGCCCTTGCAAGGGATATATTCATTTTCAGTTATTGTA